TTTTTCTACCTTGTTTTGAAACCATGTTCCTGCTAGATTTGCTATTGGTCCTATTAATGCTTGTATCATTTTTTAACTTCTCCTGTATCTCTTGTAACCTAAGTTTTTCGTGTTCTTTTCTTTCGTTAATTGATTCTACATGTTTTTTATGTAGTCTCTTGGGGTTATTATAATACATATTTAACTTATGTATGTCGGTTGGGGATAATAACTTTAATTGTTTGCCATCTTTATTTAATAATAAACGTAAACTATTTTTTAACTTTATAACTTTGTACTTGCTCAAATCTTACCTGCAAGAAGTGCTGCATAATAAACAACAAAAGCTATTCCTAAAATAAAAATTATGCCACCTAATGCCCAACTAAAGATTTCCATTATCTCTTGTCTTTTCTTTTGTTGTCGCATCTCTTCTAAACGTCTTGACTTTCTTGCTTGAGCTTGGAATTTTTGCCAATCATCCCATAATCCTGCTCTTCCTGCCCAAATCATAATCTCCCGAAGTTGAGTTTCTTGTTGTTTTAACTGCTCAAGAGCCATAAACTCTTCAAGTTCGGATGTTCTTACACCCTTATTTTTTTTCTTAGTAGCCTTTCTTTCAAGCTCTTCTTTTGCAAAAACAAAGTCGCCAATAGATTTTCCTGCACTTGCAAGTTCTTTTCCGTTAGATACACACTGTTTAATAACTGCAAAGGCTGCGTTGGCTGCTGCAAGTTCGGCTAACATTTAATTTTTCCTTATAGGTTTGCAATATGCAGTTATCTTTTTATATCCATCCTTTGTTGGTATAGCTGGTTGGTTATGCAGACGTTCTGCAAAATAAAGACATCTGTTAACATTTTCAAATATTTGAGTTTGGTCAACTACTTTTTTATCAATCATAAAGACTAAAAGAAACTCTATCACTGTTTCTTATTTAGCCATGTAAAAAATCCTTGTCCTTTTTCCGTTGGTAATTGCAAATCTAGCCAATCAAAAAATGATAATGATTTCTCCTCTTTGGTTAATAAGGGGTCATTGTCTCCGAGAGAACCTGAAAATGCGTTATCGCTTGAAGGTTCATACTCACTTGGGTAAGTGGTTTGATACAATTTTTCTGCACCCTTTATTTGTGTTTCTACTTTAATTACTTCATCCCCTTTTAGCATCAGTTTTTTCCTTTTGTTTTTTAAGCTGTTCTTTTGCTTTCTTTGCAATAGCTACAACTTCGGTTTTACCCATAACCTTTGCTCGTTGTTCCATAACTGTTAGGATTTGGATTTTTCGTGCATAAGGCTTATTAACGTTTTTAACCTTTTTGACTGTCGCTCTAGCATCTGTTGGAGTAGCAAATTTAATTCTAACTGTATCTTTAGGATTTTCGTCAGTGTATAAACGTCTACCTGAACCTTTTGGTTTTTTCCCTGTTCCAACTTTGGGGTCTTTCTTTTTACTTTTTCTTGCCATTAGAATATAAATTGTTGAATGTTGTTTCAGGGTCTAGATACGATTCATGCGACTCTGCTGAGTGTGTCCACTGTGAGGGAGTAAAATCAGGAGCACCCTCGCCTGTTTCCCACAAAGCAGGACTTGTAGCACGAACTCTATTATTCGGTAGTGCAACAAAATTCCCTGTCCATTTTCCTGCATCAGTTAAATAAAGAACATGAGATTGTTTATGTTGAGCAGGGTCATTTGCTATATCCCCTTCTGTATAATCCACTGTAAATAAATATTTGCCCTTGTAGAACTCATTATTTATTTTACATAGCCACGGACTAGAACTAACTCTATCCATAACAATAACACTGTGATTATAGGACTCACAATCCCAAGGTTGTACAATATGGTCTTCCATAGGTTCAGACCATTCATCAAGTGGTATATCGGCTACAAGTGCCTGTATTGGCATTCGTGCCCACATCGCTCCACCATGTATATTTGTTTCAGGACCATCTTCCATATCAGCTTCACAACCTGTAAATACAAGTTGGAAACTTAATGACCTGTCAGGTATTGTATTAACTGCAAACACCATTGCATGTAAAAACTCTCCGTGATACTGCGAATGGTTTGACGTAAACTCTTTCCGTACCCAACAATGAAAATGGGGTACGTTACTAATGAGATACGGCATTATTTACGTCTTGC